GCGGAGTGGGCAGCGAATCGTTTTCAGACGCTCTAGGAATAACCTGAGTACCTGAGTCGAAAAAGGCATTGTTTAGAGTTATGGTTGTGGCTGGGACAACGGAAAAATCTCTAATGATATTCAATCTTAATTCACCGACTCCAAGCGTAGTAAAATCAACAAGCAATCCCTCGTAAAAAAGTTGAATGTTTGACTCTACGATTTTAACATTGTACTCGCGGGTATCGAGTAGGGGAGCTGGGAGAGTTCCAGTTGTGGACATCTTCACTCGTTCTCCATCCGAAAGGTACTGGATATTACTTACAGACACTTGGTTGTCGTAAGAAACTGCTTGAGCTGTTTCTTCAATTGCGTAGTACGACTGACCCGTTCCAAATGAAGTAATAGTTATCTTTCCAGTGGCACCGCCAGCATTTGCATGGGCTTGGGTGTCGTAAACTTGAGCCGTATCATTAGTTAATTTCCTCAACCAGAATTCAGTTTCGGTATCGATCGGTGGAGATGTGATTGGCAGCAAGTAATCGGTTCCAAAATAAAAGCCAGTTCCAGTAGGTGTTGCGGAAAAATCTCCAGCCCAATCATTCGTGAATGAAACTCCAAATGTCCTAGAAATAACCACGAACAATGACCCCGAACCAAGTGACGTAATATTCACTGGGCTAAAATCAGCGTTCACAACAGTGAAGCCATTGGCCGACAATGGGGCTTCTGCTCGGTAAGTAGTGCCTTGAACTAATGGCGCTGGAAGAGTTCCAGTACTCGTGAACTGAACAAATGCACCAGTGGAGGGAATTATATTCACAGTCGCAGGTGATGCGTATCCAGTTCCTTCAGCAACCACAGATATCGACACTACTACTCCGTTTTGAACCACAGCAGTTGCCGATGCTCCCGTACCACCACCACCAGAGATAGACACCGCTGGTGGATATAGGTAGTTAGATCCACCGTCAAGAATCGTGTAGCTCGTTATGAACGATGTGGTCAATGTGCAGGATGCGGTAGCACCAGCTCCGCCGCCACCAGAAATAGTCACCCTAGGGGGGAATTGATAGTCTTGACCCGGGTCATCGATGACCACGTTTGTCACTACCTTTGAAGTTGCATTTATCAGCACTCGTGCGGTAAGTCCAGTTCCAACAGGATTGAGAACAAGGGAATCAACGGCACCAGCAACTATTACAGCGGTAGCGTCTGCGCCATATCCACCGCCTCCACCTGTAATAACTACGTTGGGGGGAAATGTGTACCCACTGCCACCCGATACTTTTGTAAAAGATGTGATTTTACCTCCAGCAACATTGGCAGTGAATACTGCTCCAGCTCCAGCTCCACCAACTAATTGTACGGAGGGGGTGGATACGTATCCAGTTCCGCCAGTGCTATCAAATGCAATGCTGGGAGCAGTTTCATAACTAGAACCCTGTGCAGTGACGATTATGTTCGTGATCGGGCCAACTCGATTGGCTCTAACAGAAGCCCCAGAACCAGTAGCTGGTATCAATCCAACGTCTGTAGCCAGCACATTGCTTGTGGTTCCAATGGCGACCGTTGCGGGAATCAATTTCGCCAAAGAGTTCTGACCAGATCCAGAAGTTATCAAAACAATCGGATTGATTCCTGTCTCTGCATCCGAATTCGATACGTGAAGGGTAACCGTGTAGTCATCAATCTTGTAAATGTAGTAATTTTGAGACGTTACGAGGGGTTGGGGAAGATTTCCGCCATTGGAAGTTGCTTGAACTATATCTCCCGTGGAGTAGTAATGCGGTACAGAAAAGGTTAGCTTTGTTATGGGTGCAATCGGCTTTCTGAAGAAAATAGAAAACCCACCTGTATAGCCCGTCAAATAAACTGGACGGGTTTTAGTTTGTGCATCCGAGAGACTTGCAAATATTTGAAAATTTGTAGCATCGATAGCGTTCACGTAGTACGTGACTCCCTGTACCAAGGGGCTTGGTAGAACTGCTCCTTCAAAAGTTACAGGATTCCCCATGCTAACCGAAATTGTTGGCGCTGCATTTAGCTCAACAGTAGTCACTAATTTTGCAGTCCTTTGATCAGTCAGTCTCAAGGTTCCTGCATTTGTAATATTTGACAAAGCAATTGGATACGTTCCACTCTTTGCGTAGAGAGGATCATTGTAGAGCTGAATGGTTGTAGGATTGACTACCCCCACAAAGTATTGATTGGAATCAGTAAGTCCAGTTGGAGTGGTTCCAGTAATGGTGGAGAGAATTGCTCCTTGTCCAGAGTTAAGTTCATGGGGAGTAGTTGAAACAAATTTTGTGATCGGAGTGACGGCTACTTCACGGGTAACGATAGTATCGTCATCAGGTCTAATTGTTCCGCGAGCAAAATCACTCATGCTATGGATGGGTATGATCAACCCATCGACTCCAGTTCCATCAGGAGTTTGACCTCGCAGATCGCGATTCCATTGATTGGTTCCAACAAGTCTAAGAGTTGCTCCAACGTCTGCTTCGCTCTCGGCAACTGCAATGACCTGAGCTGGCTGGCGAATGTCCATCTGAGTAGCGACGAATCCTCGGTCGTCCCAAGCCCAATTCACTGACTCGAATCTACCGCCCTGATTGACGTGGTACTGGAAAAGTTTCCCTCGGAAATACAAAGGGGATCCATCGACATTGACTGCCAAGGGAACTTCAATGTCCTTGGGGAGCGTGACCGTAAACCCGTCCCAACCAGTGCAAACGTCAACCTCACGGGTAGTGTGGAACCAATGTCCACTCTCCATGAGAGCCTGCACGGCCTGAGTGAGCTTTCGGAATACCCTGCTTTCGTCGGTTGTTCCTAAAATCTCAGCCGCCTCGCTAAAGATTTCTGAGACGAACATAATTTTTAAATTTTACTGGCCGCGATTGTTGAGCTCTTGAGCAAACATAGCTAGATCCTGTTCGTCAGCAGAAGCCATCTCAGCAGGAATCTCTTCAGGAAGCATTCCCTCTTGGACTGGAGCTTCAGCTAGGGCAGCTTCAGAATCAACTTGGCTACCCGCCTGTTCCAAGGCAGTTGCAAGTTGCATGACGATGTCTCGGATGGAATCGAAGGCGTCCTTCGGCATCTGCATCATAACGGATCCACCGCCCATGGGAGTGGGGATACCCTCTGGCATGCCAGCGGGAGTAGGAGAGGGGGTAGGAGCCTCTGTAGGAGGCATGGAGGGATCTGAGGGCATGGTATTAATCTTCGGTTGAGGTTTCTTCTGACGCTTCTTCTAAGCCCTTCTCGATGGCGTCCTCATCGTCGGGTTCAATTTCCTTGGTCTCGTAAGTAGCGGAGTCCTCTGAGGGCTTAATTCCATGGATCTCAAGTTCGATGCAGTAGTTGGTAAGTGTCTTTCCAGACCGCTCTACTTTTTCGGTGCGCTCCATCACTTTCTTGTAATGGATGACTGCAGTTCCCTCCTTGGGGAGTTCTTTGAGACCCTCTGGAGCGTGGGAGAAGTACAGGCAAGGATAGTGGAGATTTTGCTCGGCCATCTCGGTCTCTTCTGCCTTCTCAGCAGATTCAATCAAGGGGTGATCAACAATCTTCTCACTCAGGTCATAGAAACCTTCGGGAAGAGTTACGGGTGCGGATGCGTATGACATAGTATTTATATATTAACGGGCTCTGCGGGCTCGGATTGTTCCTCTTCCTGTAATTGAGCTCAATCCTCCATTAGCAAACCCAATCAAATAAACAATTGTGCTTGTTGATAGTGATAGACGAACTTCCGGTGAGGCAAAAATTTGAGTTTGAGCCGCCGCATTTCCAGCATGAACAACAAATTGAGAATAGGTGTCTAGTGCTCCAAGGGTTGCGGATGTCGTGGTAATGCCACCCTGCAATGTAAAGGTAGTACTGTTCGTTGTCGTGTAGGTAAGGTTTACATTGCTTGAAACATCCCAGTCACCAGCGGATAGTGTGATTGAAGTGATGTTTGTCACAACATTCTGGGTCATAGAAGTTCCAGCTGTATTTTGACTGAAAACGTATTCCCCAACATATCCTGTAGCTGCGGAGTCGTTGCTGGCAGTTCCGATATGGTCAATAGACCATTGTGGAGACCCAGCATTTTGGGTGAGAATTCTGCCAGTGGCTCCAGCAGCAAGGAACGCAGTAGTTCCAGAAGCAGATTGGTACGGGATGGATCCAGTAGCACCTGCGGCAATGTTGGTTGCAGTTCCGACCACAATAGAGGAAGGAGTAGTCCATTGTGGCGCAGTGGCACCACTATTTACGGTTAGAATTTGACTAGAGCTTCCAATTGGGAGAGTTGTGGAGTTGCTAGCAGAAGACTGATAGGGAAGGGATCCAGTAGCGCCACCAAAGAGATTGGTAGCCAACACTGCTTGAGTTGCAGTTGTAGCGTTTCCAGAAACTGACCCCGTAAGGTTTCCAGTGACGTTTCCAGTGACGTTCCCAGTGACGTTTCCAATAATCGTTCCCGTAACATCTCCAATGAGATCAGCGGAAATAGTTCCTGCAGCAAAATCTCCAGAGCCATCACGAAGAACAATTGTTGATGGAGTTGAAAGATTGGTAGCCGTCGTGCGATTGTTCGGAACAGTCCCCGTGAGTTGAGTGGCTGCAAGAGTAACTGATCCTCCGAAAGCTCCAGCACCAATATCAGAGGCGAGGATTCCAGTAGGAGTAGTGAGGATCGGAGAGATCAGCGTTTTGTTGGTGAGGGTCTGAACTCCAGTGAGAGTGACCGTAGCTGGGAACACCGCGTTAAACGCACGAAGCATGTAGCAGAGGAATCCTTCACCCTCTTCGCGGGGTAGCCAAGAAATCTCACCGGGAGAAGTGACTGGATCGCAAGGGATATTCCAAACGACTCGGCCATCGACAATTGACTTTGTGAAAACCCCGTACAAAGCGGTAATCAGGTTGTCCATCATCGATGGAACAGACTCGTGCGAAATATTGGGGTAGGGGATGTCTTGTCGGCACACCTGCCCGTACACATTGCCGTTGGTAGAATTACAATCGCAGCTCATGGGTTGAAAAATAAGGTTAGTAAGACGAAGTGTAAAGATGAAAAATGCTAATCGACTAGATTTTCTAGGATCTTGTTCACGGCCTCGTCTATCAGGTCTCCGCAGTCGTGGACGGCGCTTTCCTCAAGATCTGGGCACCTTGCGTGGATTATTTCGTGTGCGGCACAATTTAACAGACTTCCTTTGGCTTTCCTGCGGAGGATGATCCTCCTCTCGTCGTAGATGCAGACTGCGTCGTCTGGCTTGCCGTCCGTTTTGCCGGGGTTCCCAAACTCTATCGTCCACTTTTTGCCCGAGATTTGGATGGACACTTTTTTGGTTTTTTGCATGGCCGTTTTCTGTGTTTGGTCAAATATTTTTTAGCTGTAGCGAGTAAGATAATGTCATCTTTAAAGAGTCCAAGACCTAAATTGCACTTGCTGCACAAGAGACCACGAATCATCCCGCTCTTGTGGCAGTGATCGACGGCTAAATTTTTGCCAGAAGCGCATGGTTTACAGCAAATTGCACATCCGTTCTTCTGTTTTTTAAGTTTTTTATCGTACTCTGTAGTAGATATCCCGAAACCCTTCATAAGCCTGTAATTTCGATACTTCTCGGCGTTTGCTCTCCTCCAAGCCTGAGTCTGAGCGGTATATTTTTTGGGATCTTGTCTTCGCAAACGATTCGTAGCGTTACGCCTAGCTTTCAATAGCCTTACAAACGACTCGGGAGAATACCACTTCTCGACTATCTTCTTGGAGCCGTCTTTATATTTTCGGGGGGTGTAGCCACCAAAAATAAATCCATCTCCCCGTACGTCTCCAATCTTGAACTCCCTAGTTGTCTTGGTGGTCTTCTTGGTAGCCATCTTTTACTTCATCTAGGTTTTCGCACGCCCATTTTTCGATGTGACCTTTCAGGGCAAATTGATTTCCATGCAGCACTTCAGCTCGGAGTGTCTCCCCGTCCTCGACCCAATTCACAAACACACAGACATTTGCTGAGTCTAAAAATTCTGTAATGAAAGTAATCGCCTTGTTGATCACTTCTACTTTTTTAGTAAAGTTATTTGACATGGTAATTTGATTTTAAGCGCACGAAGCGACGAGATCAGCTTCTGCGTCCCGCCTGCGTAGCAATCCTTCCATATTCTTGCCTTTCCAGATCCTTTTCATAAGTCGGATTTCTTTGGCAATTGCGTTGTAGTTTTTCGTTGGAACGAGTTCTCGAATAGCTCTCATTTCTGATCTTGAGTTTCCAGAAAGACTTCCTCCTCGGTTAAATACTAGCGATACGAGTGCTCCGTAGGCTGAGTCACAAAGTCGATCCGCCTGCGGAAACGTCCTGTCAGTCAGGGCAGCAAATTTCTGCCACGTAGTAGTCATGAATATCTTCTGCGCCTCTTCCCACGACATTTCTATTCCTGCTTTGCGTAGGACTTTGGTGTATTCCTTTCCAGCAACTCCCATTTTCCCACTAGCATCTTCAACGAGTTTCCTCTGTTGGAATTGAAGGAACGAAAACAAGTTCGCTAGTTCTTTGGGGGTGTAGTAAGCGCAGTCAACTCCGATTCCAATAGTTGGGCCAGAGGCTCCACCCGGCCACGTGAAACGCTTCAAGAACTTGTTGTAGTATTGCTCCCCGCCCCCGACTTCGTACTCAAATATCAGGTCTATAGTCCGCTTAGATGGAGGTTTCATAGTCGTTCTCCTTGGCGTTGTGAGTAATCTTTTCTGAAATGTCTTGCTTGACTCTAGCAACACTAGAAACCACTTCCTGAACTTGGCTAGTTCCCATCTTCCAATCGTAAACCATACGACCAGTCACAAGAAAAATTACAATGGCACCCGTAACATAAAGGGTGTTCGTGGTAATGGTGACAAACCCTGCTAGCGCTATTTCAGGAAGCGTGTATAGATGTTCTACCGCCCACCTCCAAGATGCTTGAATCAAAGCAATCCCAATCAACGAGACAACCAGCCTTTGTGATACAAGTTTGGGAATCATGGACGAAACTTCCAAGCAGTTTTAATCCCCACATAAACCACTACACACAAAATGCCAGAAATTGTAATAATTCGCCAAGTCCACAACTCTTTAAGTGCCTTGATTTGTTTTGCGTGCCAGTATGAAGCATCGTTTTGAGCCTTGGCCAGATCCCTTGCTTGCTGGTCAACTTGAGCTTCGTAGGTATCGACTGCGGTGATTAGCTCTTTAATCGCCGCATTTCCTGCGGTGTTTGTAACGTGCGGCTTGAGCCGTTCAATACCAGACTTAACCGCAACAACGGAAGGAGGAGTGTACTTTACAGGCTCCTCTGATGCACATCCAATAAGAAGTGCTGACGCACAAACAATAAGGATTTTGTTCATTTGATTAGCTTCTTGATTCCTGCAACAATTGCTAGGCAACCAGCCAGCAAGGAAACAAGCAGGGTGGTGTTTTGCAACCACACATGGGTTGAGTCGAAGAAAGATACCACAAGCGAAACAAGCGAGACGATTGCGCTAGTCGGCCCTACGTCTGAAGTTGTTCCGCCGTTGCTCATTATTTCTTAGGCTGGAATAGAGCCTCAATTGACTTGACAGGATCTTTGCCAAGGATCTCGTTCACGCGAGCGTCTACGTCTTTATCCGTAAACTGACCAGCCTTGTCGTAATCATCGCCACTCCAGAGAGTGATGTTGCGGTTAACTCCCTTGATGATTGCGGAAGCAAACTTGCGGCTATTGTCATAGGAAACGATCAAGTCGATTTCGTTGAGAACAACAGGAGCAAACTCCTTAGTAGTTCCATCCGATTTCTTGATGGAAGGGACGTTGATCGTGATGGGGGATTTGAGTTTAATGGACATAGGTGTTGGGGTTAGAGATTAATGAACCAAGGAAGGTCTAGCAGTCTGGCAATAGTGTTGTCTGAGCCGCCACCACTTCCCCCGCTGACGACAACACCTCCATTAAAAGATACATCATACCCCCCAATAATTTGCGTAGCGGCGGCAGTTAAATCAAACGTGGCCTCTCCTCCGACTGATCCTCCGCTTTGGGCAAAGCTAGTATCGTTAAATGTGGCATCTCCTGAGACTGAGCCTCCGTTGTAGCTAGAGTCGTTAAACGTGGCACCATTGACAGACGCACCAATGGCGTTATAGCTAACATCGTTAAATGTGGCGGTTCCAACGACTACCGAATTGTTGTAGCTAATGTCGTTAAAAGTCACAGGGAGTCCAGTCGGCATTCCGTTGAAGTAGCCTATAATGCCCCCATTGTAGCTATAGTCGTTAAACGTGGCCTCTCCTCCGACTTCGCCAAAGATGTCGTGGTAGCTAGAGTCGTTAAATGTGGCATCTCCTGTGACTTCCCCATTATTGTAGCTAGTGCCATTAACCGTGGCGTTGCCTTCTACTTCTGCGCCGCTGTAGTTTATGCTAGTATCGTTAAACGTGGCGTTGCCTGTTACTGTGCCGAAGTTGTAGCTAGAGCCGTTAAATGTGGCATCTCCCGTGACTGTGCCAGAGTTTTGGCTATCTTGAAAAGTTGCGTTACCAATTGCTCCCGTAAAACTTAACAGCCCTCCGTAGCTAAGAGTATAGGCATAGATGTGATTAAGGGTGACTGGCGTTGTTGGGCCGCTAGTCATATAGCCATAGAGATACACAGTATCCCCAGTAGTAGGGAGGGCTAACGCAGGGTCAGTAAATATGTCATCATTCCACCAGTTGCCTAGTGTGTCCCATGCCGTATCTACTGCGGCGTTGTAGTAAAGATTAGCCATTCGCTAAAGCAGATTAGGACTCGTAAACACGAGTCAACGCACCATTGGCATCATAAGTCAATGTGACCTCGTAAACAATTGTTCCATCCTGCTTGAACGTGATGAAGGTTGGCTTGGTTGGGAATGAGGCGTTCTGATAGAGCATCACCACATCGTTGTATGGTGGGATGTTGAACCCAACTAAGCTAGTCGTGCTAGAAGTTACTGAGTTCAGGCTTTCAAGAACAAGACGCCTAAATCTAGCGTCATCGAGGATTGAGGGAATGTTGGACATGGTAATATTGATATAGGCTAACTAGATGGGAGTCTAGGATATTTCCTAAACTCCCACCCGTGTTAAACTACCTCTTAGAGACCAGTCGTGGAGGTCGAGCAAGGCAGAGCCTGACCATCAAACGGGCAGCGCTTGAACAGGATCGCGCACACGTTCTGTGGGCGGATCGGCTGGATCGCACGCTGGATTTGATAGATATGCTGACCGAAGTCACCATACAGGTTGCAATCGTTGTCGCGGAAGTACGTCCACTCGAGCTCGCCCATGCTAAGCTGGGGAGCGAAGCGGAAGGTGCCCTCACCCACGTACTGCTCGGGAACGAGACGCTTGAAGCTCTCACCTGCGATGACGAATCCGACCTCGTAAGGAGCGTTCACCCAAGATGGGTTACGGCGCTGTCCGAAACCATTGGTGACGGCCTGAGCGATGATAGGATTGACGAGGACGAGGTTGCCGTCTTCACCGAGACCCGTGCTGCGCAAGGGCTGCTGATCGATGCCGAAGGCGAACCCACGATAGCCCATGAACTGGTAACCAGAGATGGACTCCTCACCGAGCTTGAACGAACCAGCGGTGAGATAGAGGAGATCCTCTTTCACGTCGGCGTCGTTGCGGATGTTCTCGATGGCGTCTGCACCAAGAAGAACTTGGAAGAACTCCCCGTCCTTCGATGCGAAGGGCTCGGCAAGCATCTCCTCGCGGAGGAAGCTACCGATCTTGTAGAGGGTCTTGAAGTTCAGCGGGCTGTCAACGACGTTGGTCGAGAACTGGGTGTTGATCTGCTGCATGTCACCAGTCAAGTTTGAGTTAAAGGTGTTAACGCTGGAGCAGGTGTACTTGATGCCAGACTGGATCAGGAACTGATAGCGGATATCAGCGTTGATGAGCTGGAGGATCGTCTTCTCAAGCGAGACCTGAGCCTGAAGGTAGGAACCCTTGAAGGCGGTACGGGCTTGCTTGACGCAGACGCGTGGGCCAGCACCACGAAGAGTGGCGAGCTGGAACTGATACTCGGTCGAACCTACGCGGTCGGGAGTCGCGCCGATACCACAGAGGTTGATGTCTGCGGTGAAGGTCGGGGACGCCAGCGAAGAAGCGGGAACGGCCATTTCCTCAACAACGGAACGCACAACGTCGGAGACGTTGGGGAGAGTTCCACCATCGATGGAGTTGATGTAGGGGCTCTTGCGGGCAAGAACCTTTGCGATTTGACCAATGATACGATTCGTGTCCTTGGACGCGAAGTTCTGGACTGTTGCCAGATCGATGCAATTAGATGCCATGGGATTTTGTTTTTTGTTTTCCCTGTAGCCACCTCGTCCAATTTTGGAAGTGACAACCACAGAGTTGTACGGAAGGCGCGTGCGCTTTCGATACGAAGTTTGGTTTTGTGTCACTTCCCGGCACGCTGGAAGTTTTTGTTTGCGGCCTGATTAGTAGATTTTTTTGACCCCTACCGAGTCACTTCCATACGGAGGAAGCACGCCGAGTTAAGTTGTTTTTACTAGCGTGCGTATTACAACGCAAGATCTTTTTTCAAAATAAATTCAATGAACGCTTCGACGGCGTTTTCCCGATCGAACGTCTGGTCAACGGACGTGCCCAGCTTGTAGTTGTAGTTGGTATCCACAAGTCGGCAAATCTCCACTTTGTGCTCACTAAAATTGTCCTTCAACCAATCGGGGAATAGAACGTGGTTCGGCGCTGGGGATCCTTTCTGCCACATCGAGAAGGTGCTCTTGTGGTCGGGATTGTAGCGCGAGGGCCAGACCATGCCCTCGTACAGCTCCCAAGAGGGGATTGTGACGACGGCGTAGCCACCCGGCTTCAGGATACTCATCCACGATTTCAACGCCAGCACGGGATCGTGCATGTGCTCCAAGCATTGTGACGCGTGGACGTAGTCGAAAGAATTAGCGGGGAAGTAATCGTGAATCCTATTGGCGTCTCCATCCTCGACATCGAAACCAATTACGCCATCCACGGCGATCAGGTCATCCCCCGCGCCAATGTCGATCCCCCTACCAGTAAATACTTTTTCCCAGAAAGGCTTTTCTTCTCCCGATAGTCTGCGGGTCATTGCTTTTGAGGATTCTTGGCACATAGTTTTAGGATTTGTTGTTGATGAGGTCTTGGTACTTGTCTCGGTGAAAGATTACGGCGTCTTTTCTAATCATGCCGCTCTCTTGTGGAAACCTATGGGGAGCAGCGTTTCCACTGCTATCATATTTGCCGTAGCTATGCTGAATCAGGGGAGATTTATGAATTAGATTGAAAGCGTTACGCAGCATCCACATGTCCCAACCTTGTCCCCTCAAATCTCCATCAATATCCTTCGGGATTATTTCAAAAGTTCTTGGGCCATATACTCCTATCCCTCCGACAATATCGAAAGGGGGATTTCTATCTGAAGATAGCATGAATTGCTTACAACATACTGCGTACTCAGCTTCAATGCGGTCGAGCCATCCAGCACAAAGGGGTGTGGAGTCTGGTTCTAGCCAGAAAAATGCCTCTCCCTTCATAATTTGACCCGCCTGATAAAACGCGTAGTTGTTCCTAGCTGGGTACTCCTCGGTCTCGTCAATTGCTGGGATCACAAGTACTTCAGTCCCATCTAGCCGCTTGATGTGGTTGACAAGGTTGTCAACTTCCTTGTGTTGCCTCTCGGCTGCGACGATTACCGCTTTCATTTTGGTAAAGATTCAAAGTCCACGTTTCCATCGAAGCAATAAACAGCTCCAGAATAGCGTATGATGCTGTTGGGAGCTGTTTCGTAGACCTCTTGTAGCAAAGGAACGCGCAATCCTGCTGCGATCCAGTAGGCGCTAGACTGATTCCCGACATACAACTTGCTCGCGGCGATTGCTTGGGCAACTTCTAGGCAGTCTTTGGTCAAGTGACGGGTGATTTTGCCGAAAGATTGGACAAAATCGTCGTACTCTTCGTCTGTTCCGACAAATACCGCCTCATTTCCGTATCGCTCCACGACTTTCTTCCATGGGAATTTATCGTTCCTGTACCTGTGAGAGCGATTCATCACTACTTTTCCGCGTAAATCTTCGTTGGGCTCTACTTTTAACCATGGCTCAGTAATTTCCATGTGCCCATTTTTCCTGTCCACCAAGTTCAGGTATCTCGCCTGAGAATCCATCAAAGAGATGTGATCCTCGTAGCACTCCCTCCAGTTGGTCGTGTCGTAATCAATACTCGATTTGCAGACGTTCAGATCAGATGGTATCCCTTGGCTATCTAGCAGCGGTTTCAAGGAGTCGTACTTGTACCCAGTCATTGGCACTCCCCACGACGCGTCAGTAACTAAAAGCCTAGTCGCTCCTAGTTTTCTGTAGATAGGTATGAATGCAATGATGTCACCAATATGACCTTGGTGCAGCACTATTACCTGTCTGGAGAAGGGGGATTCCATTTGTTCTACGTGGAACTAGTTAGAAATTTTCTGAACCATTTGTTGAGATCGAGTTAGCTCTCCATCTCGCTCAGGGTGAAACAAATTATCGAATGTTGGAAAAAACACTTTGCAATCAACGATCTCCGATTCGGGGATGGGAGCCCCATTGCTAAGAATTTCTTTCGCAATGAAGCTCCCAATCACCTCCTCGGCCTTCTCCTGTGTCGCATAAAAAATATGCGAACGCTTCCCCGCCACCATGTGCAATGGATGCACAGACTCGATCTCCGTTGCCAGAGAAGGAGTAAATCCTAAATTCAAAACGTCGTAGTCACTCATCCAGCCGCCTCCTGCAGCTTGCAGGGCGCACCACCTAGAAAACCTAGCCATGGCGGATGGAGCTATTCCTTCGTACTTTAAAAATCTACCCATCAAAGACCTGAATAGCGGACTGACTGCGGCGTGCGTCTTGTTCAGCATGTTGCATTCCCATCCATTACTCTCCCAAGATCCTTTCCAGAGATTGGAGCAGGCGAACTCTTCCTCCTGACGTATGGAAGGAATCGACTCGTAGTAAGCGTAGATCTTCTTTTTCATCTTAATACGTCTTGTACCCCAAGTGTGATACTGGGAGACCCAAGTCCAAGTGGGGTTGATGTCCCGCTTGCTTCGCACGTTTGCAGAACGAAACGTCCTCGCCGTGTGCGCTATCAAACGGACGAAAGTAATCGTAGTCGTAGTCTGGAACTTCGATCTTCAGCTCGTCGCCGAACTTTTCACGAATGTCTTCAAATACCTTTCGGTGGACTAGCATGCAGCCTGTAGCTACCCAATCCACCTCAACTACAGCGTCTTCGTACGCACGTGCGCGAGGGACAAGTGACTGATCGCTAGCCATAAGTGCTCCCCCTTCCTGCCTTCCGAAGTACGAAGCTCCCACTAGGGTTTTACCAGCACCCATTAGCCTGTGAAGAACGTGACGTTTTAAGGGCAGTTCAGGAACATTTCTGAGATTCTGAACCCAGTACTTTGACCATTCGGGTCTTCCGATACATGGAATGATGTCGTCGTCGATCATCAACATCCACTTGGCGTCAGTTTCCAGAAACTTGTGAGCCAGTCGATTGCGTGCGTGTTCGATCTTGCTATCGCCGATCGCCATATCAAAACGAATTTTGTCACGGCCAAAATCCAGCGCCATTGCGATGAGAGAAAAACAGGTAACTGGATTGGTTGTCTTGTAGCATGGGAAACCCACAAAAATATCCCTGCCTTCAAACTCGCAGCGGTACGAGGGCAGTCCCTCCTTGGAGCGCGTCTCGATGATAGGATTCTTAGCCTTCTTGGTGGGTTTCTTCTTCTCCACCACAACAACCTCTGGTTCAGGTGCCTTCTCAACAATCGGTTCGATCGAATCAAACTCGAAGTCGTCTTCTTCGACTTCAATTGGCGTTTCCTCTTCAACGTCTTCAGGAGCCTCGGCCTTCGGGGAGAGTTTAAGCCTCTGAGCTGACAGAGGTTGATCTACGATCGTTCCGCCCATGGGGTTGAACGACTCCAGTGCCCTAGCAGTTACGTTTACTAGGGGAGTGATGATGGGATCAGGCATATACTTTAGAAGCCACTAGCCTCATCGAGGCCAAGATCAATTGCGTCGGACGCATTCATTTTGATGCGGTCTTGGACGTTTGTACTTGTTTTGGCATTTGCTGGAGTAGGATTAGCCTTGGGCATCCTTCCCGCGTTTTTCAGCGCGGTAAGCTCCTTTGTCATCGCTTCAAGTTTGGCCTGCATCGCCTGCTTGGTCTCCTGCTCGTAGCGAAGTTGTCCAACAACGACATGGAACCCAGAGGCAGCAGCGGCGACATCGGCGCGTTCCTGCGGGGTCTTGGGCCATAGAGCGGCTTCAAACTTGTTCGAGAGATCTTGAACCTTTGCGTTGTGATTCTCGATCTCGGCCTGAACCTCGGGAGGATCGTTCGGATTGATCTCCTTGTAACGAGCCCATGGAATCTCCTTGGTGATCTCGTCGGTGTGGCTGTAGATCTCTTCGTTCTGCTTCTTGAAGTTCTCAACAAGCTCGGTCTGTCTGGACTGAAGGAACTCGTCGCGCTTCTCGGCGGTATCTCCGATCTCCTTGGTGCGTCCCTCCTTGAGGTCGATGACGTTGAAGAGATCCTTCTTCAGGCGCTCCGCGTCGATCATGGGCAGCTTGTCGATGGCTTGGCTCTTCCACCACTCCTGACTGATCTTGTCGGGGCCACCAGCGGACTCGATGGAGTTGATGACGTCTTCGCTTGCGCCATTCTTCTTTAGGATGTTGTAGATGTTTTCCTTCGCGGTAGCGATGGGCACGTCGTACTTGCTCTTGAACTCGGGATCGTTCTCGGTATCGAAGATAGCGCGGAACTTCTTGAGCTCGTCGTAGTCGGGAGGCGTCTGGCTTGGGCGCTGCTCAAGCTCTTGAACTTTTTGACGCAGATATTCGGCCTCCGCCGCCTGCTTCTTGTAGTTCGTCGCGGTCTCCTGCAGCTTCTTCCAGTTGTTTTGGTTGGCCTCGGAAAGATTACGGGGCTGCGGGATTGAAGAGATCTCAGGGTCAATGTCTACTTCGGGAGCAGCGATCGGCTCTGGAGCTGCTTCAGGAACGACTTCCTCAACGGGAACTGGAGCAACCTCTTCCAAGGCAAGATCTTCCTCAACACTTTCAGGAATTTCAGGAATTTCAGGAGAAGTCTCGTTACTAATTCCCTCCGCGCTATCGAGCAGAGAGTCTAGGAGATCGGATGTTGACTCCTCGATGGGATCAGCATCGAGTGATGGTGCTCCAAGCATGCCGTTAATGGCGTTGGATTCTGGTACTACGTTGTCGTTTTCTGTATCGTTTGACATAAATTACATGGATACGAACGAGCTGGTTGCAGCGTCGTCCTGTTTGCTTGTGGGTACAGACATCTCTTCGATGCGCTGAATGGCTAGGAGGAACCCTTCTTTGTAGGCTCCACGAAGGGCAATGCCCTCTACCTTGGAATCAATCTCAACGGAAAAAGCGGGTACAATTTCCTTCAAGTGATGAATCAGATTGGCCCTAGAGTGACCAAGATATTCTTTAAGATTAACCGCGTCTGTTTGTGTCCACATAAATTATTTTTTACCGAGCTCACTCTTGCGAAGTTCCATCTCAACTTGTTCGTCGGCGCTCAGGGGCTTGCTAGCATCGCGTCCAAAAAAGTTTGGAGTTTCGGATGCTTTTGCTTCGGGAGTAGAAGCTGGTTTTGCCAACATCTCACCACCAACTCCATACCCAACTTTTTGAGCTGGAAGTTGATTTTGAAACTTTCTGTAATTTTCTGTTGCTGTTGGATTTGCGCCGCCCATGGTCGTAGTTTGGTTAGTTGTTATGCCGCAGTTGGTGGCTTTGGAGGTGTCGCTATGCTTTCAACGATTCCAGCCTGAGATGCTTCTGTTCCAATTTCAAGGGGAGCTGGCCCACGCGAGCGACCCATAGCGGGCATCGCAGCGGCTGGCCCCACGTCCGTAGGGACGTTCTTGATAGCGCCTGCGCTGAGATGATTGACAGCAGCGTTGAGCGCCTTCTTGAATGGCCCAGTAATCTGACCATGCACGCCCTTGGCGTCGGCCTGCTTGATGTGGTTCGCGTAGTGCTGAACAGCGGCCTGCAGCGGCCCCATGATCTCAGGTGAAAGTGATCCAGCGGGAGCCTGCTCAATGAGCGGCATGAGTCTCTGCGTCATTGTCTCAAGATGCACGATGTCATTGTCACGAGGAGACACTCCAATGTCCTGACCAGACATGATGGACTGAAGCTCGATTACCTGCTGGCGAGTTGCCTCGATGCCGACCGCTTCGACGTGATCCTTCGGAAGCACAAGCGCATTCGCCTTTGCAGCTCCAACCTTGGAAGCGAGGTCGAGTTTCATGAGCTCGTCCTGATTGATGTTCTGGTTTCCGATGTAGCGCTGAACCACCAAGTCGATCATCTGATTGATCTGAAGTGTGTCGTCAACAAGCAGCTCGGACGCTGAACTATAAGCCATAAGCAGGATGTCGGATGGGGGGAGATTCCTATCCATCATCGCCAAGCAACACGCTACGGCGTCTTCATCCAGATGCTGATCGATCTCAAAAGGAACTAGGAATCTCGGCATCTCAATTTCTGAGCGCTTGAAGGCGTCTACAATCTCTTTGCGAGCCCAGATTGCCGAAGGGTCTACCATACGCACCTGCTGCAGCATTCCATAGAGATCTGCAGCGGCCTTTACGTGTTCAGGGTGGCAGATTCCACGCTGCATGCGCTCGATGCCCTTGGAGTACTGGCGAGACCAGCGCATGAGAATTCCCTGACGAAGTTGGTTCTCGATGGCGGCGACTCGGTTGACCTCGGACGCGGTTTTTCTTCCACCTCCAGACTCGGTAGCCGCTCCGGGGAGGAACGTCCCAACTTGAATCTCAGCCAGTCCGCTGACAAACTGGTCAAGCCTCAAGAAGTCATCCACATCGGCAGGAATCTGCTGCGGGATAACTTCATATCCATCGGAAACATACGCAACAGGATGTGCTACAGAAAGTGGCGCGGTATCGGGACGTGCATTCGGCCCCTTTTTCAGGAGAAGAAGACCCTTGAGATAGACGTTATCGATGACAAGGTTACGCGCCTTCTCAATCGCCACGTGCGTGTTGTAAAGATCGCGTCCAGCTCCTCGGCTAGACATGAGGTTTCCACTTCCAATCTCAACGGAGAAGAGTGCCAAGCACTCGGACATGCTGTTGTAGCGATCGACCTGCGTACAGATTTCCTCTCCGCTCTTGTCGTCAAACAAGTATCTGGAGATTTTGCCGTGAGGCTCCTTGACGAAGATCTCGCCTAGTTCAACATACTTCGCGTCGTTCTCGTAAGCCGCGCCGTAAGATCCTTCGCGGATCCAATCTTCGTATCGACGAGCGTCGTCGTTTGAGTCCAAAGTTCGTCCAGCAGGAATCGCATTGTTGATAGACGTGACGAGGTTGTTGATATGCCATCCCGCCAGCGCGGATATTTCAGGCTTCTCAAGCACTGGAAGCAGTTCGGAGATTTGATAGCGACGTTTACGAGCCCAAATAGGTGTTGCATCAGTTACTTGTGGTGTTTCGATCGAGAAAAACGTGTAGTCCTGTCTTAGGAATTCAGGTTTCCAATCGCGCAAGTCATCCCATACCCAACCGCAAAATCCAAAGCAAGTGTTTTCGTGTGTCGTCTGAGCGAGTATATCGTCGTGTCCCTTCCATGCGCGGATCGTCTTTGTGATCTCTTCGCGGAAAACCTTTGTCTTGTTTTCAGAGTCAACCGATTCAAGCGGGTACTTGCTGTAGGTGAGCGTCGGAGCCGTCTCGATGACCTCTCGGAAAGGGGGCTGGATCCTACTGACCATGGTGGACAAGAACCCAGTAGGACGATTGCTCCTCCAGCTCTGGCCCATGCTCTCCAACTTCTTGTTCTGGTAGGGTGGCTCGAGGTTCAGCTTCTTTTGGATTAGCTGGTTCTTGCGGTTGCGCTCAAGATTCTGCTGCTTCAACCTGCGGTAAGCGCTGTGCGCCTGACGTGAATCCCTAAAGGTACGACGTACTTGTAGCGTCTCGGGGTTGACCGTATCGGACGTGCTGTTGTCAGCATTTACCACATCCAAACCAAGTATTCTGGGCTTCGACTGGTCGTCGATACGCGCCGACTTGTTTGCAAATACGTCGGTAATGCGCGGAGGAAGTGGTTTGATGTCAGATGCCATAGTCTTACGTTAGCCAGCAATTAGTAGGCAAATCGCCAGTCGTTGCAAGATTTTCTTTCTCAAAGAATACAGCTGACCTGTTGTCGTGCCTGAGCAAGTGGCACCCGCCCAGCTTCTTGGAGGTATCCGTATCACGCGCCTGACGCACTGAAGCACTGATGCGGTCAGCACTGACGATGCATGAAATGCATCCCGATCGCCAGCTAGCGTTGTGCGGGCACGCTTTGCAGATCTTGGCACGGCGCTCCGCTTCGTCGTCCTGAACAAGTTTGATGGGCTCCTTGGATCGGAGCATGTTGTTGGCCCACGTCGAAACGTCCTGCAGCAATTCTCCCGAGCGTGTCGCTGCTTGTCTGCTTACAAGGTTGATCGTGACGTCGTCCACGCCATGGCAGAACGATGGATAGTTTCCGCAGATGTATCCATCCACGTCCCCCTTCACGTCTCCAGCTGGATACGAGTTGTTGGCACGAAAATTCTCGACGACTTTATACAAATCATCGAGCGAATCTCCAACCAGCTTGACATCACTTTGAAAGTAATGCCACCCGTTGGGCGGGATCATTCCGTTAATGGGTTTTGCCATCTGCGCGAAAATTACTCAACATTGTACTACGACGCAAGCATTTATCTTTTAAAAAAAGAAACTCCCCTGCCTCATAGGAAGCAGGAGAGCGTTTTTTCCCCTAAACCCCTGTACGGCTTTCGCGGTACTGGGTTTAGACGACTAAAATAATCAAGGGATGCATGGGGTGTCAAACAACAATCAAAACTATCCGCGCTTGCTTCTTCCGCCGATGCACTTCCACTTGCGGCGACTCAGGTTGTTGGGAGAGTTTGGATCGTCTCGCCAGTCTCCCTTGATCTTGTTGGAGCGAGCGCAGTACGCGTCTGCACGTTTTGATCCCGGATCAACATTCGCTCCTTTTTGTCCGTAAGAAACCTTGTTGGTTCTTCCAGTCTCTGGATTTTTTACTATTTTAACTGACGCTTTGCCTGTTGTGGGTTTTGATTTCATTTCTTTTTTCTTTGTAGTAATTATTTTTGCTTGTTGCTCCAGCTACTATCCACGGCTCTTGTTTGTATTGCCAAGGTAGAAGGATAATATTTTCATCTCCAATTTTTTCAGCTTTTATAATCCTACTGGATCGTAGTATGCCGTGTTTTCTTCCAAGGTCTTTTCTCTTAAACCATTTTGAAACAATCGCCCTTTTTACATTGAATCTATTCCCAGCTAATTTCAAGCTATCAAACGATTCGACTTTGCCGCAGTCATAATAAAAAATGTATTTATTTCTGACCTGCGAGTCTGACATTTTCTTTTTATGGTTATCTGAAAATTTAATTCCAGCCATTGGAGCAGATGCGCTTTTGCAAAAGTTTAAACAATTATCTTTACCGATATTCTTGTCCAAGTATTTTTGCTCTTCATCGAGAACAGATTCTTTATCGCAAAGGACAAGTGTCTTGAATGCTATTGCATCTTCTCCATATTTATCAAAACATCTTTGCAGTCGTTGATTGCGATGTTTTCCAGATCGTAGTTTTGCTATATGGTTTCGTTTGCGAGCGTAGATATTGATGCTACTGCCATAGTATTTATAGCCAGCAATTTCAATCTCATATACACCCGCTTGTTTTTCCATTATCGCTTCTTTGCGGTCTTGGCGGACTGCTTGAATGCTTTTGCCGTAGGGGCTCCTGCAGATCCCGCCTTCCTCATGCGTTCTCCGCTGCCAGCCTTGATGCGCTTCTTCTTTGCGTGGATGTTAGAATATAGTCCCATAAGACGCTTTTGTAATGCAACGCGTGTTGCGTGGCAAGTGGAAATTTTTGGCTACCCCTCATGGATTTGAACCATGACTAGATCGGTCAAAGCGATCTGTGCTACCGTTACACCAAAGGGTAAAATTGAATTTTATTTGGTGGCGCGGTCTGGAATTGCACCAGAGTTTTTGCCGTATGAAAGCAACGTGAGGCTTCTTCACTACCGCGCGATAAATTTACCGACTTCCACTCGTCAGTGGATTGTGGCTTGTCGGGAAGCCGCGCCTTGGCCTTCACACAACTTTTAAATCATGGAGAGGGAATGGGGCGAATATGTGATAAAAGAAGACCGACTGAGAGATAGCGTGCATGTGCAGAGGCCCAATCGGTTTACTACGTTGAAAAGTATTGTTGTTATTCCGACATGTCAACATAAGACATGGCATCTACCAAACTTTCGAGTCGTCGCTCCCTAATTCTTTTTTCCTTGGGTTTGTCGGTTACCATCTCGGCTGCGACGCCCGAGCGCTGACGCATGAGGTACACGAGTAGTGAGAGGGAGTCGAGCGCGTCTGGTGACTTGCTGCGCGTGCGCTTGACGTACTCCGCCTTGGCCTCCACGCGCACGAGTCCCTTGCCCTTCTGCTTGTACCTCCTCCCCGTGGCCTGACGAATGAGATCCTCGGTTCGGAACCCGGGCGAAATCTTCAGATACCCGAACTCGATGTACTTCGCGAGTCCGAAGAGCAGCTCGGTGACGACTCCGCTATACAGCTCGTTCGCTAGCTGCGAGTCATCTCCAAGGATGCGCGAGTCAGTAGCCGCCCACGAGTAGTTCACGCCCATCACCTCCTCCCCGAAGAGCGTGCAGAGCCCGTCGTGAATTCCCGACCCATTGCCAGTTCTATCGACGCACAGCCAGTTGGGACTGATCTTCATCTGCTGGCAGAACTTGATGATCGCGGTCGTCTGTTCGAGCGTGGCGCGTTTGGGGAAGGTGATTTGAGAATCGAGCTGCAGGACGGTTCTAGGACTCTCGTAGGGGACAAACTTCCCAGACTGCGGCGTATAGCCATCGGATAGCCCGAAGCGTCCGTAGCTGCAGACGACGCTATCGTTGCCCTCAAGCGCTAGATCGAACGCTGCGAGGGGAACTACTGGGCCGATGAATCGGACGGTTCCTAGGGCATTGTCGAGCATCGATGGGGTCATGACGGCCATGGCTATGCCCTCCTCGGGGAACCAGCCACGTGCCATCGTGAAGTATTCCGCCGTGTGACCACGATTCGCGTAGTTCATGTAGCCGTCGTACGTCTGCAATCCCGCGTAGACGATCTTCTTCTCGATGACGTTCTCGCACTTTGATGCATCGACGCGAAGTACCCTGAAGCCGTCGCGACTTGTCCACTCGAAGTCGTCCTCGCAGTCAACGCTAGCCCACCCGTTCTTGGGCTCGCAGCGTGCGCCGAAGTCGCTGGTGCGATCCTTGGGGTTTGACGCACCGAGAATTTTGATATGCCCAGCGAAGTGCTCGTCGTCCATGGAGGAGGCGATGTTGTTTACGCCTTCCCAGACGCCGCCCGGGATCTCCTCCGCCTCATCCAAGACAACCCTGATCCGAGACAGCCGCCCGTACTTTGGGTGCGCCTTTCCGAATCGCGGTGCTGGGTGGAACCCGCGCAGCGTTCCCGCTCCGCTGTCTCCGCGAGGAATTGCGACTAGGTGAATGCCCTGCTTGGAATCCTCGTTGGCCTGAATCGATGTGACCAGCGCCTCGCCCTTCGGGAACTCGGGCTTGACTAGCGCCGACCTGTGAAAATTTTTGATGTGCGCGTAGATGTTTCGCTCCGCGTGCTCGCGGGTAAGACTGATGACCTTGATACAGGTATAAAAGGGATCCCTCAGCCAATCGAGGTAGAACCACGCGGCTCCGTTGAACGACTTGCCCATGGCTCCCGCACCCTGAATGAGTAGCTTGTCGTACTTGAACAGGCAGCGCCATGTGTCTCGTGCCGACTCTGGTCTCCAGTCGTACACCTCAGACCCCCATAGGATCGTAGCCGCAGCCTCGAACTGATTCTTATCGAGCAGGTGTTGTACAAATTGCAGTACAATCGCCTTGGCCTTGGGGACGTCGAGAACGACGTTGTTGGCGTTGGCCGTAGCGTGTCGCAGGATGTGGCTAGCGCCGTAAAGAATGCCCCTCTCCTCGTCCCTATCGACCTGCTTGCGGATCTCCTCAGCGAGCTTCAGGGCGTGGCTTACGTTACGCGCTGGTGTCTGGGGAGGTTTGGTCGTCATCTACGAGGTGGGCAAATTCGACGTCGGGCTCTGGCTCGGGAAGCGCTAGCGGTTCGTCGTTTGCGTCGGGAATGAGTACGGCGTCCATGACGCCTGATCCATCTAGGGTTTTGCTATCGCGGTCGCGAACCGTGAAGTTTAGTTTCAGGTCGCTGCTCGCCGTGAGGTTAATGTTGTCCGAGAGTTCCCCGGCGAGTTTTGCGTCCAGCGCTATGGCCGCTAGCTTGTCGTAGGTCTCCTCCACGCCGTTGGCTCGGTTGACAACCTTGGTGGGCACCGCACCCTCGATCATGAGACGTAGGATCTCACGCTTTCGTCCAATGACGGCGACGCTACGGGTGGCGACCTCCGTACGGATCTCGGCGATGCGCGAAATGATATCTGTCCGCTTCATCAGGCTGCTCGCGTAGACCTTGGGAGCCTTGGCGGTAGGATTCACCTTTCCGTATGCAACCGCCGCCGTATCGCCCGTCTCGGCGATGAGGGAACAGAATCGTTCGTGTGTGAGGTTTTCTAAGACTGGCATGGGTGTAGCAGTTGGAGACCCTATGTCGAATAGGTAGGACAAGGCAATCTAAAAAAATTATTTCTAAAAATTTCGCCACCCCCCTATTTGAGGGGGCCGCGCCGCTGGCGGGACGCGTCCCTCCTCCCCCTACCCCTACCCCCCCTCCTCCTCCTCCCCCCACCCCCAGCCCGATCGATCGCCCAGCCCGCCCGCCGAGCCGTCGATGGCATGGTTGAGTAACATAGGTAACCCTGTGTGTATGATGCACTTAGGTAGTAAGTAGTGAGATAGTGATACGAATACGCGAGAAGTATCCATGACAAAGGTTATCTGATGTTATGGACGATTATCAGGTTCGGACAGAGTAATCGAAGCGCTTGGATCACTACCCATAATATCGTTAAAACATTAACATGGTGTTAGGAGCCGAAACAATGCGTCACCGATTCACTGCAGCAATGCAGCATATAACTAATTTAATATTGAGCCGCCGATTACCGAAAGCGTTTAAAGCCCCGCTATCGAGTTTTCCAAGTTGGTTCGCGACAATGCAGCAGGGCGACACTGAAAACGAGCGCAGGGTGCCTTAGCGACGCGGCAAAGGGCCGCATAAGAGAGCGACGCGATCAGAGAAAGCACCCAGCGCATGATCGAGACGCCTGAACAGAGACGAGCCATGAGGTTTACTCTGTAACCCTGAAGCAATGAAACCCGATACACTGGTACAAAGGAGACCGCTGCAGAAGTTACGAGAACCCGAAGTGGGGTTGTACAGAGACAAGTGGGGTAAAGTGGACTTGATTTTTTCATCTCCACTCCGCCGCGCAGCCGCATAGACACAGGGCCAAAGGCCAGTGGAAGTGGAGAAGTGGAGTAATAATATAAATTATTGTAGGGAAAATATATAGATATAGGCCCCGCCGCCGCCGCCGCCGCCGCCGCCGCCGAGGTTTTTTTTTTACGCACTTCTACACTTCTCCACTTTTTTGTTTGTAATTTCCTGTCTATTAGTCACTTAGCTGTAGTGGACTTCATTTCCCCCGTATTTTTCTTCCCCACTCCCACTTAACAAAGCGAGCTAATTGATGTTACTTTGAAGCACTGAAGCCCTGACGCGTTGAATCAATGTAACATGTATTTATTTACACGTTTAGCTTTACAGATTCCATTCTGGTGCCAAATTACTCGTCGCTTTCGATAGATTTTGTTTGGCTGCTTCTTCACATTGTTGTCGATAAGCCTGAAGCTCGGCCTTCTTTTGACTACGTTTAATTCCCAACTTACTTGTGTCTTCTGGACGTAATCTTTCGGCTGGTATCTCTAGTTTGATTCTCCCTTTCTTCAACCTAGAATTTGTTTCTTTCCGAATTTCTCCGTATCTCAGGATGAGTCCTTTGTTTTGTTTTCTCCATTTTTCGCCGTACTTTTTGTATTCTTCAAAGTACTTTGTCGTTACCCAATGCTCGGTAAGAGCGCCGTCCATACGCGCACTATATTTGAAAAATATTTTGCCGTCTTCCCGAATGTCACCCTGCTTGTGTAGCCTTTTTGATTTGTCAGTAGTTGTCATGCAACTACAATAAGTCAACTTTTCGCAACATTGCAACCGCTATTTAGATGCCGCATAGCCAGTTGTCGTACCAGCACTTCAGCCGCCTGAACCACGTGGGTCGCTTGAAGGTCGAGCCTCCCATGAAGAGCAATTTCCTCGTGGGACAAATGTCGCCGCGCTTCAGGATCCTGCAGTGACGCACGACGCGGCCCGGGCTCGAGCACACGGGACAATCGCTCCAATCCTGCGGACAATCGCTTCTCATTCCTCGAGCGACAAGCCCAGCATCTCGATCTGCTCGTGCAGGTGCTCCTCAATCTGCTGCACTGACGCATTGATATCGTCTTTCCTGCAGCGCCTGAGGAACTCGTTCATGCGCCAAGCTACGAGTTTCCAGTCCATGCCATGGACAGCTGCGAGGTGTTGTGGCTGCTCTTCTGGCAGGTCGAAGGTGAGTGTTGCTTTCATTTTAGTGTCTTTCCCGTGTAGTAGTGAAACACGATTCGCAGCGCCTCTTGAAGTTCTTGGATGTCGCCCTTGTTGATCCCGCTGTCCATTCCATAGTTTAGGTCGTACGCCTGTTGCAGGCTCTTTGCGACGATCTTTGATTCCTGATTCGAAGATAGTTTTATCTTTATTTTCATGGGGTTCTTGGTTGTTTTTCTTTTGTTGTGGGTCATCAATTTTGCGGATATGCATCCAAGGATTGCGGATACAGGGAATAATAATATGAAAGCAACCCATTCATAGTTCATGTGGTTTATTTAATTTCCGCTTTGAGCGATGCCAACTTCTTGCACATGTCGCAGCTGCACTGGTAATGGAGTGCCTTGAACGCTCGAAATTCCTGCGCGATCTCGAAGGCGCTTGCGAGTTGTTCCCGAAGCCTTGCGGCCTCCGCATTTGATGCGGAGAGTTCTCTTTCTAGTTTTTTCATCTCGAATGTAATGTGATATGGCCAATTTGATGAAGCCATGACCGCATCAGTTCGTGGTGTGTCAGTTGTCATTTGATTTCAGATTTGAGTGCGGCGAGGGTGGCACACACCTCATCTATCTCCGTCTCCGTTACCCATCCATCTTTTCCAGAATACATCTCGTCCTCATTCCAGCCGCCAGTATCTAGGTACTTACACGCTGTTTCAGCAATCTCGATGGATCTTGCGAGCTGCGATCGAAGCCTCTCGACCTCGGCCTCGGCTTTCTTATGGCCTTCCAATAGTAGAGGAACGCCATGTTGGATTATGCACTCACCTAGCCGAAGACCCAGCTTGTCAGCCATTCCTCGAATTGGTTCGCAGACATGGACATAGGCTTTGACGCTCTTTTTGTAGAAATCGACCTCGGCCTCGGCTCTCTTCCTCGTCTCGCGTTCCTGCCGCAGTTCTTCAGCATTGCAAGTTGCGTCTAGCTCCTTCTGGAGTAGGGCGACCTCGGCTTTAGATGCCTTTAGCTCACGCTCTAGCTCCTGCCCAAGCTTCAATGGGATGCAGTCCTGTCGAAACGCCGATGATCGCAAAGCTTCAAATCTTGCGGCATCCGTGCGTGGTGTGTCGGTGGTGGTGGTCATTTTTGGTTTTTCTTGAGTTTCAGCCCCGCAAAATTTGCAGTTAACCTCATTAAAAAATCGGGCAACCTCGTTTTTCGGGTCGTCAATTAGGGTTGCGTTCACTCCGTCTTTGAAAGCGTGGGATACGTCGGTTTCGTGGTTCATTGGTCGCAAGGATTGATTCCGCATTTCTTTGCGAGGGCTACAAATCCGTCTGACCACGAACCTCCCATCAGGTCGCGTGATTCTCGGTAGAATCCGTTTTTAATAAGAAACTCGGCGTGGGCATTGAGGAGTCCCCGAAGCCTCTCGACCTCGGCCTCGGCTTTCTCGGCTCGTTCTGTCTGTTCGGTCAAAGCAAACGCCGTTTCGCAATACTCATCTTTTGTTGCAGACAGTTCGCGCTCAGCTATTTCGGCTTTCGCTTTCCATATTTCTTCGGGCCAAGGCGCGTCTAGCGCGGCTCTTAATTTTGCCAATTCTTTTGCTAGGCTCATTTGGTGTTGTTTAGCTCGTCGCGGAGTTGAAGCATGAAGACGGTTGAGGAAACGGCAGGGATTGCCTTGTCGAGCAAGACCCTGAGCCTCTCGACCTCGGCCTTTGCTTCTTTCAACTCTTTCTGCAATTTGTCTGCGTGTTCCCAGATGGTTCCAGCGGGGTCTTGCCCCTCTGCTATGTGAGCGTTTCGCAGGTCGATAAATCTCTGCTTCCATTCACGCCACCCTGAAGCCTTGGTTGCTAATTCAATTAACTCCTTGTGAGTTCTCCTGCCGTCATCACCTAGTGCGGCTCGGATCTCTTTGACCTCGGCCTGTGCTTTCTCGCCTCGCTCAAGCAAATCTAAAAACGCTTTATGGCGAGACTCTGGAAGCGTTTGCAGCCTCTCGACCTCGGCACTAAGAGTGCAATTTGATATTTTCCACTCCAGCAGGTCGTCACCTAATGCGGCTCGGATCTCTTTAACCTCGGCTTTGGATGCGGCGAGTTCTTGCTCAATCATTCGGCAGATTGTGTAATGCACCCAGTCTGAGGTTTTACCGTCATAGTAGCGCTCACGAGCGGCATCGGTTCGTGGTGTGTCGGTTGTCATTTTCTGTTCTTAAAGAATTCCTCGATCTCTGGTATGAAGCATATCACCAAAAACATGATGAAAGCGCCCGCTGCCCCCACGCCGAAGCATTGTAGTGCAAGTATTGAGCTCATTTTGCCTTGTCGCACCTGATGCACTTGTTGGTTTTAACGCTTACGGGGGCCAATCGACCGCATTCGGCGCACGTGGGGAGTGAGGCTTTGATCTTGGGTTTCATAGTTCTGCTTTGAGGTTGTTGATGCTTTGCGAATCCTCTTTGCATCCTGAACGTCTGCGGCTGCTCGAGTCAATTGCATTCTGATTTTGCCTTGGCCCTTGCTCTCGCTTGTTGAGTCTTGATGTACTCGGATCGAGCGCAGCACAGCTCGTTGTTAAAACACGCCTGCTTTCGGTACCGATCGTAGTTTTCTACTGGGATCCATCGCTCGCAGCGCTGCCCAGTCTTTTTGGACACGTGCTTCTGGTACTGCCAGAATTGCTTGGTGCCGCATGGGCTCAGGTCTCCGCGTTTGTGTAGTGGTGGCTTGTTCATTATTGGAGGTGTGTGGTGTTGTTGGTGCCGTGATGCCCGCCTGCATTGGCGTCGTAGAACGCGATTGCGCTGGCCCAGTCGCTGCGATCGCCGTCGCTGGTGAACGTAAATGCCCCGGGCAGGTGGCGCTTCAGGCTAATCAACGCGCAGCACACGAGGACGTCGTAAGGCTTGCGTGCAGTCTTGCAGAAGTTACGGTTGCGTTCTGGGTACAATGGATCCGCGTCGCGCTCTACGCTGAAGGTCTCGTGGTCGAGGCCGTGCTTGGCGTCGCCATTGAACCAGATCTCTTCTTCGTTGATTGCTGCAGCGCCTGTTCCTAGCCCGCCCTTGATCTTGATATCCTTTGGCAGGTACTGCTTCAGGCGCTTGATCTCTTTAGCAGCGCTCGCGAAGCCCGTGGCGATTTCCGCTGGCGTCAGCGCGGCCCTGTTAAACGTGTAGTAGTGTGTGTATCCCATGGTCGTGTGTGTGTGTGTTGGTTGGTTGGTGATTATGCTGCGATGGCTGGAACGATTAGGAAGGTGTACAGAGCTTCGAGTTCGGCCTTATGGGCGTCGGCGAGAGCGTTCTGCTCGGCTTGCGCCTTGCGGTCTCGACTCCATCCCTTCCAGTACCCAAGTGAGAATCCGCAGGAAGAAGCGGAAGCGGAAGCGAGTGGGTTGTCGTTAGTCGTCCAGCGAGCCACTCTGATTTCGCCTGTCTCCTTGTTGATGGCGATGTGGCAATTCTTGACAGCGCGGGTGCTGGTGACGGTCGTGGTGTTTCCGTTGGGGGCGGTGGCGATGTATTTGATCTTGTTGCTCATTGTAGTGGTTTTTTTGGTTTGGGTTGTTGTTACTGACTGGAGTGATCATTGTCCAATTCCGCTTCGGTATCAAGAAAAAGTTTTAATAATTTTGACCCCCTAACCCGAAGGGTTTCAATGGCTCCTAGACCCGCATAAACAAAGGAGCTCCAGCCATCCGAAGACGACTGGAGCCCTTTTACACACTACTACCGACCCCAAATTTTTAGAACGGCTGCTCGACTGGCGCGTCCGTAAATACGAACTGGTACTTGACCTTTCCATCGAGCATGCGCTTGCCCTTGAGCTCTCGCACCATGTCTTGCTGCATCAGCTTGGAAAGTTGCTTGCCGATGCTCACCGTCTTGAAGTTGGACAGATCCGCGCCCTGACCCAGCACCGCTGCTAGCTGCGTCCTGAGCTCGGTAGCAGTTACCTCGACGGCCTTGACCTTCTCCTCGCGCTTCGCGTTGAGCCACGCGTCAAGGATCTCCGAGAACACGTACTCGCTCTGCGTTGTCTGCGCCGAAGTCACGAGCTCCGCGTGGTGAAACGATTTCACACCGAAGCGCTTGTACACTGGATCAATGATGCCCTCTGGCATCTCACGATCGAGCAGCCAGCGGAGGAAGAATGGAAGCTCCTTGCACACGCGCTGCTCGTTGTCGTAGTTGGTGCCGTGGAAGTGGGGGCGGTATCCCTCCTTGAGCTTGAAGAGCATGATCTTGTCTCGGATCGTGCCGTCGAGAGTTGGGAGGATTCGCAGCGACTCGGGGTCAGTATTGCAGGTGACGACAACGCGCCCTAGGAATGGGAGCTCGACGCTGTCCCTGAACTTGGGCTGGTAGAGCTGCGATGGGTTCGCGGCCATCTGCTTCAGGCTCTTGGTGAACATCTCGCGGGTCTTCCAGTTGCCGTCTGTAGCGGCGTCGTCGCAGCGCCATAGAGCGCACTCAGCGCCCTGCTTGTTGAAGCTGGTCTCCTTCATGAGTAGGGGCTCCGCGTCAACGGATCCGCCCAGCGCCTCGCCGATGACCCACTTGTTGATGAACGACTTCCCAGTGTGAGCGTCGCCAGCGACGATGATGACTTGACCCGGGAGCGGCCTGCAGTTCAGCGCTGACTCGTAGAAGCGCCTGAACCACCCGAGGAAGTACTCGTACGCTGGGATGCCGTCCAGCTCGCCGTCAAACGCGTTGGTGATGAAGTCGTGCAGCCATGGGAACTGATCCACTGACGCGCTGCTAGCGGGCTGCGTGACGCGCTTGTTGCTGATGTTGAGGTAGCGCTCGCCGCCGAAGTCCACGGTCTCCTCTGGTGAGAACAGGATGGGAACCGCTGCGGTGACTCGGCGCTGAGTCTGCACGTGAATGAGCACGCGCTCCACGTCGCTGACCTGCTGCCCGCGCTGGGGACGATCGTTGACTCCCGCGCCCCGCAGGTGGAGCTTGGCGTCCTCCTTGGCTAGGTACACGAAGTTGTCCGCGTGGTGCTTCGTCCAGTACGTCTTGCCATCGAACCAGAACATCTGAGCCGCCTTGCCAGTCTGCTCCTGCTCGAAACGCTCGACGAACTTTCCGCCTAGGATCTGACGCCACGTCTTGAAGTTGGTGCCCTCGCGGTCTGAGAAGATCACCATGCCGTTCTCCGAGATGACAGACGCGAGGCGATCGATGCCGTCGTTTATCCAGAACAGGGGCTGCTTCTTGCCGATCTCAAAGGCTCCCTGAATGCGGTTTGGGAACTGCTGCTCGACCTCAGCTGCGACGATCTCGATGGGGATGAGTGGTGCGTCGGTGGGCTGGATCTTGGCCTTTTCAGCGCCCTGCAGCAGGCAGGTCTCGAGTAGCGTGGAGGGAAGAACTGGAGCCGCGCCGTCAATCGTGACCGCGTTCCACTGCGTGCCCATCTCAAAGTACTGGTTGAGCTCGAAGGACTTTTTGTCGAAGCCCGGGAGCGCCGACGAGATCCGAACCGCCTTGTTGAGCTCCTGCAGGAACTTCTCGGTAATGGCCTCGTTGAGCACGTTGACTGGAGCCTCGAAGGCCCAGATGAGGCGAACCTTGCCCGGCGTAAAGGTGCTGATGATGTACGCGGGCATGTACGCGGTGCTCTTCGAGAGCTTGTCGATGTTGTCCATGGCGGTCTCCGCGTCGTAATCGCCGATGATGCCGTGCAACCTTTTAGCGGGGTTGCCATCCTTCACTCTATCGTGAGGATTGACGCCCTCAGCAGCTGATAGGAAGACGCCGCTGGTCGTTGCGTCGGCGCACCAGTTCGAGTACTCCTCTTTGGTCTTGAGGGGCGTGTCGAGCAGGTTGCGCGGGTTCTCGGTTCCAGCTAGGTACAGGTCGTCGGTTTCGAGGATCTCGTGTGTGACGAGGTTCTTCAGTGAGAATAACTTCATATGGTTCGGTGTGTGTGTGTGTGTGTGTGTGTGTGTTTAAACTAGCGTTACTGACTTTACTCCAGCGCTATCGAGCGCCTTCTGACAATCGCAGCACACGCGCTTGTGAAGCACGAGTGCCTTGGCTCCCCGTGCCTTTGCTCCAGCCTTCGCGATTGCGTTGACCTCGGCGTGTGCGGTTTGTTGGCAGATTGTTTTGCATTTTTCGTATCCCTCGCCCTGCTCTCGGGGGCAAGCTGGTTGGGGATTCAAGCAGTTGTTTTCTCCGATGAAAACCTCTAAATCCTCGGAGATGAGAAAACAGAGAACTTTTTTCTTAGCGCAGCTCATTGCAATTTATGGCTGTAGTAATAAGTGCAGTCGTTGCAGCTGCACCACTGATTTCTTTCGTGAATGGGTTTAAAATGAGTGTTTTCTACTTTTACTACAGACGAGTAGGCGGACACAGCTTCCAGCACGTAGAACGTGTTGCTGGGGTGTTTGTGGCACAGCCTGACAGCCTCCTCGTTAGCCTTCTCACGCGTTGCGTGCATTTGTGATGGAGATCCTCCGCCAACGCGGAAGACCATGTATACGGGTTTGTGTTCTGGTTTCATAATTATTTCTTGTAGACGTCTGAGAGTGAGCCCTCGGCGGAAAGGGGAAGTCCCTCGGCCCATTCTGGGGCGGTTGACATGATCTTGACGATGGTGTCCAAGCAGCGCTTGCCCTCGTCGCCAGCTGGCACCTGACACACGACCTCGTCATGGATCCGCATGATTACTGGGAATCCCTGCGCCTCGATGCGTAGGCAGCAATCCATGAACACGTCACGGGCCGTCGCCTGCACGAGATTTTCCGTAACGACTCCGCCCCAAAATCCTAAGCGCATGAACTTGCCTTGGCGCGGTATCTGCGCGGTGAGTCCGCCGTGATCCACTGACACGTTTCGATATGTCATCTTGCGACCCGAAGGCATCTCGATCTCCGCGTTCTTGTCGTCCTTACTAGTCGCGGTGCTACGTAGCACCTCCTCCAAGTCTTTCCAGAGCTTAGTTACGAGGGGGTTCTTGACGCGGTACAGACGCGTTAGGCGCTCCGCCTCATCGGTGGGGATGTTCGCGACCGACGCAAATTTCTTCGCGCCCATGCCGTATCCCAAGCCGAGGTTCAATCCCTTGATCAGGTGGCGCTTCTTGGGGTCAGTCCGCAGGGGCTCGTCTCCGCTCCAGAGCCCCATGGCACGCGCCTGAGCCTCGTAGAAGTCGGGGCACTGGCGGATGTGCTCAAGCATCTTGGTATCGCCAGCGAGCCAGTGAAGCACGCGTGGCTCGATCTGGCTGAGGTCAACGATCGCGAAGGTGTAGCCTTCGGGAGCCTTGATCATGCTGCGGACATCGACGTCGAAGACCTCGCCCTTGGGAAGGTTCTGCGCGTTCCAAGAGCCGTCGCCGCTGTCCCTTCCCGTGTGAGCTCCGAAGAATTTCAAGCCGTAGGGCATAGTCCCATCTTCCCTGCAGCGGCTTCTCATGGTCTCAAGTGTGCTCAAATGCTTGTTGCCGCGCCTGAAGTTACGTACAGCCTTGATCCATGGGTGCAGGTGGGAGAACTCGTCCTCCCAGCGCTCCGCCTCGTCGTCGCCCTTGGCGAATGACGCTGGTGCCCAGATGCCTACCTTCTCGCACTCAGCACGCACGGCCAGCGGCGATAGTATCGACTCACGATCGGCCCATGGGATGTCGAGCTTGGCCTGCCAGATAGCCGTCTGCAGCTTGGTGATCGCCTTGTCGAGAGCGGGCACGTCGAGGGGAACTCCGCGTGAGCACATGGTGCGCGTCATGGCGCTTATCTCGCGCTCGTGCTCCACGAACTTGTCTCCGTGCTGCAGGTAGAGGTTGAGGCAATGAACCGCGTCGTCGAGAGCGTACTTGACCACGTCGTCACGAAAGAACACGTCCATGTCCTCCCAGCGCTGGCCCTTCATGTTGTCGCGGATGGTCTTCGTCATCTCGACTCCAAGCAGGCTGTTGGCGCTTTCCTTCAGGCTTCGATTGTGTCCTAGGTACGCGGCCATGTCGGCTGTGCATACCCACTCCGCGATCTCGATGCTCTCTGGAGCGTGTCCCAGCTCCTGCAGCCGCTCGATGACCATGGAGTCGAACGAGACGTTGTGAGAGAGCCAAGTGACGTCGGGGCCAACGATCTGCGACCAGTCAAAATCCTTGGGGTGACCCGCCCATCTGAGCCCGTTGTCAGCAGCTACCGAGAGCAGGTACAGATCGGCCTTTGGGTGACGAAGGTAGTGCCAAGTCCCGAGCGTCTTGATGGAGACCTCGTCGTCGTAATAAGTTTCAGTGTCGAGTGCAACGATCATGATAGTGTGTCGATAAGTTTCATCCCGTAGTTGTTGATGCCCTCTGGGATTACGAGGTTTGGTTTCCGAATGAGCTTGTTGTTTTTGAAAGGCTTGTAGTCTACCTGATGATGCCAGCGGTTAAACTTCCAAACGACTTTGGCTACGTCAGGATGAAGGTCTGCTAGCATCTGGGACTTAGCCATGGTGCCCTCGTGCTTGTAGAACTCCTCGGTGTTGCCTCCGCCCATGGTCTGGGTCGTAGCCTTCTCCTGAGTGAACGCGTTGAACTCTATGGTGCAGAGCCCGTCCTTCAAAGCGCGTAGGCATAGGTCGGTGTCCTCGTTGTAGCGTCCGCGCCAGCGGTAGGGGATATCGTTCTTGATGAGCAGGCACGAGTAGATGCGCGTGTTCATGATGATGGGTGGCACGATGGTCTTGGCCTTGATAAAGAAGTCGTACTGAAAGCCAGCTATGGCGACGTTCTCGTAGCGTTCGACGAAGTCCTCGGCGCATTTAAAGATTGTGCCGCTTGTGACCTTGCATTGCAGGTTTCGATTCAGGCGGTTGAAGGCTGCGATGTTGTCGTCCATTACCCAGTGACGTGTAGCGCCACGCGTTATGGAGTGATCCCAGCAGAAGTTGCGTGCAGCGCCCGGGCCCACGCTCTTCGTCAACCCAAGATCGTCGCACGTATCATAATCTTTAAGATAACTCTGCGGAAGCATGAGGAGCTTCGACTCGTCCATGGTAGACGCGTACAGCAAGAACTCCTGCGGCTCCACTACAACGAAGTGCGGAACCTTTAGGCGATCAAGCGCCCTGCTTGTAAGCCCCTTGTCCCAGCGTCCCTTGGATATGATGTAGACGGGATGACTAGGGTTCATCCACGTAGAATTTTCCGCGCACGCGCATGATGGGTAGGTGAGGATACCAGCAGCTGGGTTGCTTCGGCGTTAGCTTCTGGCCGATCAACTCGGCAAACAGATCGACGTCCTCCTGATTCCTGAAGTGCACGACCACCTTGCGAAACGAGGATAGATCCTCTTGCACAAACTCTGGCATGCCCTTCCATTCTTCTTTCCAATCAGTCATAAAGTAATTCTTAAAAAGTAGGGCGACCCGCCGCCGAGAAGACGACGGGCCGCGATTAACTTAGAGACCCGCGATGTTCTTGAAGAACTCGGGATCCTGATGCTTGCCAATGAACTTGGCGACTGGCACGTACCAACTGTTGACTGCGTTCTTGCGGAGCTCGCTGTGAATCTCGTAGCAGCCCGTGTAAAGGCCGCTGCGGAGGAGACCAACCGAGTCGGTGATCAGGCGCTTTGCGAGCGACGTGTACGAGCTGCTGCCCACGGTGTAGAGGGCGAGCGCGTAGTTGTTCGTCCCGTCGCTGTACGGGAAGAGCTGATCGTCGGCACCTTCAGGAGCCTCGACGGCCATGAGGATGTCCGCCATCTCGACGCAGTACTTCTCGTCGCCGTATTGCAACGACCCGCCGAAGTCGATGACTTCCTGCATGGTGTTGAACTTGGGAGGCATGTCCTGAGACGTACCGAACTCAACCTTGAGCTGGTAGTACTTCTTCAGGCGAAGCGGAGTGAACTTGAACGACTCGTTCGGCTTGGCGAGAACGACCTCCTTGACGAGGAGGAAGGTGCCCGGGCTGAAGTTATCGACCAGCTGACCAGACTTCTGGACGAGGTTGATGCGTGGAGTGTTGACGTCCGCCGTGGTGATCTCTCCCTCGATTCCCGAGGCCGAGACCTTGACTGGAGCCACGAGAGCGGACTGCGCGGTTACGAGCTCGCTGGATTCCTCGACGATCTCGACGGGGGCGGTGGCGGGCTTGGTGGTGCCTTTCGGCGTTAGTGTTAGTGTAGCCATGGTATGGTTGTTATTTTGGGTTTGTTGTTTAGTTTCGGATCGCCTTCAGGACGTGGATAATTCCTTCATCCTTCAGCGCTCCCTTGTCACGTAGTCGGCACTCCAAGGTCTGACGGGCATTGCCCTTCTGACCTCGGTCTGCTTTGTCCGCGACTATCTTCTCAAGCTCGACCACGCTTACGCGGGTGCAAGCTCCAAGAAATTCGTCGAAAGTCATCATGTCACTTACTGCTGCGAAGCCGAGTAGGGGAGAGTCCACGATGCGCGGGGTCTTGCGGTGATCGAGGCGGTAGCCCGGTATCTCCACTCCCTCCTCCAGCGCCTGACGCAGCATCTCCTTCTTCGTCGCGTCGCACCAGTCGGCTAGGATGTTGGCTAGCTTCAAGAGCTGTGCCTTCTCCTCTGGAGACCCAGTGCCGCTGATGTTGGATGGAACATCGAAGCCAGCCTTCTGAGCGACTACGAGCGCACGGCCCGCGAGCGCTTTGCAGGAGCCTTGGAACGAGCAGTAGTTGCAGACGCCTTCCGTTGGATTAAACTCTTTTCCAGCGAGCTCTTTTGCTCGAGCAATGATTGTTGAGATTCTAAGACTGAGCGCAGGAATGTCATCTCGCGTGAATTCAGCCATGGAAACCTCATGTCGCCTAGGGAGGACGAAATAGAGCTGAATTCTTTTGATGTCTGTAAAAGCGGCAAAAGCTCCCAGACAATAGGCGATACCTTGGCTGTTAGTCTCAGCATCGTCCACAGATCCGTAGCCCGTCTTCCAGTCGAAAAGCGTAGCATCACCGTCATCGTAAATATCCAAGAGGTCACACGTCCCGTAAGTTGAGTGCTCGCCAAGATCAATTTCAAAAAATACTTCCTGATGGCTAGCGATAAGATTTGCAGAGACTGCACGAGCTCGTCGGACGTCATCAAGAAAGTCCAAGCATGTTTCGGCGAGAGACTGCTCCTCCCCGTCGATGAGGAGGCTGGGGTTTCCTTTTTCGATCGCGTTGTGGATCCTTGTGCCAGCTTCGGCGATGGGGTTTGATCCTCCTTTGCTTTTGTAGCTGGGACATGCCTCGTAGTTCTTGAGCGAACTTGGGCCGTAGGGATGATGAGGGCGCGTTTCGGAGTCGGCATGGGTAACGATCGGTTTGGGTTGATGTGTGGGTTTTGTTGGCATAAGTCAGGAGATTACTAAGCGAACCAGATTGGGTCAATGCTTATTCTTCCAACTTTTCTTTTTTCTTTCTGCGTGCCTCGACGCCCTTGAGACCATTGATAATGCAGGACTGGCGCTTCGCTTCGCTGCTAACGCTTCCGCCCTTCTTACCAAGCGCACTCAGGTACTCGCGCACACATTCGGGGATTTCTTTTTTGTTTTTCATTTTTGGGAAATTGAGATTGTCCATAAGTTACGAGAATGAACCGAAAAGGATTGGGGTGTCAAAAATAAAAAAATACCCCCCTTGATGAGGGGGCAAATTAATTTTTACCGCACACCGCCCGGTTTGACCGTTTGCACAGGCTTCACTGGGGCTCTTTGAGTAACGCTCGGGGTGGGAACTCTAGGAGTTGTTGGAGTAGGAACTCTCGGCCCCGTATTTGAAACTCTAGGAGTTGTTGGAGTAGGAACTCTCGGCCCCGTATTTGAAACTCTAGGAGTTGTTGGAGTAGGAACTCTCGGCCCCGTATTTGAAACTCTAGGAGATGTCGGAGTAGGAACTCTTGGGCCTGTATTTGAAACCCTAGGAGATGTCGGAGTAGGAACTCTCGGCCCCGTATTTGAAAC